TGGCAGACCCAAGCAACACAAGACTAAACGCTGATGCGAAAAAGCTCATGGAGTACGCAGGCATTGACGCTGACACATGGGCAAGCGGTGACGTTGAAGCAAAGAGAGCCGGGCATGAAAAGCTGGCAGAAGCATTTGAAACCTACATCATGGAAGGCAAAGCGCCTAGTGTTGGCTTGCGCGGAGTGTTCCAGAGATTCGCTAATTGGTTATCAGCTATTTATAGCAAGATAGCAAGAAGCGAAAATGCGGCAGACTTAACGCCGGAAGTACGGCAGGTATTCGACAGAATGTTGGCGTGCCGTGAAGAAATTGAAGTTATGGCGCGCATGGAGGGCATGTTCGGCGGCTTGCCGGAGAATATAACATCTAAGCTATCAGACCAAAACAAAAAAACCTTGCAGGATAAAATCTTAAAGGCTAAAGACAAGGCCGTGGATATTCTGACAAGGCGAGCAATGGCTGATTTCAGCGCAAAACGCAGAGCTGAAAAGGCTGCTTTCATCGAAGAAATACGGCCGCAGATTGAAGAAGCAGTATCATTGGAGCTTGTCAATCGTGCAAGACACCAGGTAGGTTATGAGTTTGGTAAGGAAGTTAAGGTTGTTGATTCGCACTTTATAGACGATGAGCACGGCATGGCTCATGCTAATAATTC